TACTTGGAAGACCACAAAGGGTAGGTCAAGAGTTACCTCGGTTCATGACCAAGAACGATGTTATAGAGTTTATAAAAGAAAACGGAAACGAAAAAACAGCGGCTGAATTAGTAAGAAGAAAAGGTGTTAATGATACAGCCTTTGTAGAACAAATTACCAGCATGCGAGATGAATTAATACTTCTGGATAATAATCAACAAGGGCCAACATTAGCTGATTTAATGTCAATGGACGCAACAGACTTGCTAATAACAAGAACCGCAATGCGTCAGCAACTGGATAGAGAGCTAGACCAATTCGTAAGGCGTCGTTCTACAGGGATGGATAGCTACACTCAGGATGAAGTTATACGCCATACTCGATCGTTAGAGGATAGAAGAGCTCAACTGACTCAAGAGTATACCGACCTTCAAGTAGCAGATTTAACAGGTTTCTCACCCAATGAAATAGCTGATATGGATTTAAGCGTACTCAGTGAATTAGTTGAAGAACGTATTGGGTATGCAAATCAAAGACTGGACGCTCAGATTGATGCTGATGGACTACTAGATGAACCTGAAGCTGATGGGATAGATCGAATAGCTGATGCAGACTTAGACCCAAACGAAATGTTAGAAAGAGAACTGCAAGAACAAGCAAGAAATGAGCTAATGCGTATCCAGAATGAGAGAGGAGATGTTGATTTCGCTTATACTGAAAATGAAATGCTTAATATGAGTTACAATGATCTTACGGAAATTATTGATCAATATAATCAATACCCACCTGAAGCTGACGTACTTCAACAAATACTAAATGATTTTGCACCTGCTCCTGATAATAACCTCAACAACGCAACATTAATAGATGCAATACCAGTTGACAGAACCCTAGCAGAGTATAGAGAATTAGCCTACACCAATAACTTTGTTTCAGAAGCAGACCGATTACAGGGTTTTCATGCTATGGTTGAGACTTCGGGTTGGGACGAAACTGGGGAAATCAGAGTAGATAGAACAGACCCATTATTAAGTGATGGAGTATGGCCAGAAGAATTTGAAGAGTTGAGAGATGATGCTCGTCGCGCGCAAGATGAGTATCTTGATGGCTATGCTGCATCTCCTGATCAAAAAATAAATGAGTTGTTTTTAGACGCTCCAGATAGAACTACACGAGAGTGGATTGTTAACAATTACAATATAATTAGAACCATGTTAATGAATGGTCAGATTCCTGATGATCGAGGTAACATTATTGGCTTTGCTCGCGGTGGCGCGGTCACTTACGACCCTGATGAAATAAGGAGACTCAGTGAAAACTTATTAGCTGGGAACTATTATGAAGGTGGTCCTGTAACATATAACCATAATGAAATTAAAAAACTTAGTAAGCAATTAATGGAGACCTATAATGTCTGAAGAAGAAATTGAAATGACCGAAGAAATGACGATGGTTGAGTTACCTGAAGAAGAAGTATCTGATGTGGAAGATACTGAAGATGGGGGCGCGATTATTTTAATGGAGTCTGTTACGGTCACTGAAGGTTCAGATCATTTTGCTAATATAGTGGAAGAAGTTGATAAATCACTCTTAACTACGTCAATAAGTGATTTGATGACAAAAATTGAGCGTGACAAAGAAGCTCGACAAAAAAGAGACAAACAGTATGAAGAAGGTTTACGTCGCACAGGTTTAGGTGATGATGCTCCAGGGGGTGCTCAATTCAGCGGTGCTAATAAAGTAGTGCATCCGATGTTAGTGGAAGCCTGTGTTGACTTTTCAGCACGCTTCATCAAAGAGGTGTTTCCACCAGGAGGTCCGGTAAAGTCCAAGATTCTTGGTGAGGCAGACAAATCTAAAGTTAGCAAAGCACAGCGCAAGACTGAATTCATGAACTGGCAGACTACTGAGCAGATGGTTGAGTTTCGCTCAGAGCTTGAACAGTTAAGCACGCAGCTACCTTTGGGTGGCGGTCAGTACATGAAGTTCATGTGGAATAAACGATTCAATAGACCCACTTCTGAGTTTGTTGCTATTGATGACATCTATCTTCCCTTCTCAGCAACTAATTTTTATACGGCAGAACGCAAGACCCATGTACAATACATTACTCAGATGGAATATGAGAAGCGTGTAGAGGCAGGTATGTATGCTGACATAGATTTACCCACACCTTCTGACCCAGAATTTAGTGCAGCTGAACGTGCTAACGAAAAAATTGAAGGTAAAGAAAACACTTCATATAATGAAGATGGATTACGCACTGTATTTGAAATATACACGTATATAGATTTTGAAGATGGAGAAGGTTTAGCGCCTTATATTTTAAGTGTTGATAAATCTTCAGATAAACCGCTCTCACTTTATCGTAACTGGGAAGAAGATGACGCAAGAAAGAATGAGCTGCATTGGATTGTAGAGTTTCCATTCGTACCTTGGCGCGGTGCTTACCCGATTGGTCTAACTCACATGATTGGTGGCCTGAGTGGAGCGGCCACAGGCGCACTACGAGCCTTACTTGATTCAGCGTATATTCAAAACGTACCTACTCTGCTTAAACTTAAAGGAGGCCCCAATGGTCAGACTTTAAATGTACAGCCTACTGAGATAGTTGAGATGGAAGGTGGTGCGTTGATTGATGACGTACGTAAGTTAGCCATGCCGTTACCTTTTGCAGGACCAAGCCCCACTTTGTTTCAGCTATTAGGTTTCTTAGTAGATGCGGGTAAAGGCGTTGTGCAGACCTCTTTTGAGAAGTTTAACGATACTAACCCTAATGCTCCAGTCGGTACCACGATGGCCATTATCGAGCAAGGGATGGTGGTGTTTAGTTCAATACACTCTCGCTTACATGCGTCGATGGCTCGTAGCTTTAACATTCTGCATCGTATTAACTCCATGTACTACACGCAAGAAGATTTAGACGCGTTAGAAGCTGGGTTAGAAATATCAATTGAAGACTTTGACGGACCAGCAGACGTAGTACCGATTAGCAATCCTGCGATCTTTAGTGAAGCCCAGCGATTCGCTCAGATTCAGGCTATCATGGCTAGAGCAGCAGCAACGCCTCAAATGTATGACGCACGAGCTGTTGAAGAAATGTTCTTACGGACGCTTAAAATTCCACCAACTGAAGTTCTAAACCCTGCTCCTGGCTCAGAAGATCGAGACCCAGTGAGTGAAAACGTGGCGGCAGCGATGGGTCAACCCATATACGTACTTCCTCAACAAGATCATTTAGCTCACCTGCAAGTTCACTTAGCATTTTTAAAATCTCCTATGTTTGGTTCAAACCCAGTCATTATGAGCAGTTTCTTTTATCCGATGGCCATGCATATGCGTGATCATTTATTGAATTACTATTTAGTGGAGGCTCACAATGCGGTGGACGAAGCCCAGACTGGACAATTGATTGCTGAAGAGGCTGAAGAGCAAGTTGAAATTATCCTGAAGGTTCAAGAGTTTATTGAGAACCAATTAGGTGGCTTTGCTCAAGAGCTCACTCAGATTACTGAAATGGCTCAACAATTTAAACCTGAAACTCCACAGGAAAATGGCGATGCTATGAAAATTGCAGAACTTAGTGCTCAAATCAAGCAAGGTGAGCTTCAACAGCGAGCTGAACGTGATACAGCCCAACTTCAACTTGATTCTGCTAAAATGGAAGCCTCAAATCAAATCGCTCAGTTTAAAATGCAGCAGACTGCTGAAATTGAACGAGCTAAGTTGGCTGCTAAAGAAGCTGATCGAGAAGAGAAGTCAGAACTTGCTGGACTTCGTGAGCTTTCTGAGACTGAACGTAACAATATACGTGAGATGTCTGAAACAGATCGTCAAAACACTCGTGAACGAGGTGAGGACAAGCGTAAAGCTGCCGATCTAGCTGCAAGGGAACGTATGAACAGCGCTGACAACCTGACGGCTAAAGAATTAGCTGAGATGGAAATGGAAAGTGGTGAGAAAACGTCTTACTCAACTGGATCTGGTATAGATATAAACCCCTAAAACTAATCGTTCGTTCTATTAAAGAAATAGAACGAACGAACCATTAGATTTTTAACGGAGAATAATAAACTAAAATGGCATTCTTACAGAGTAATATACCGCATTTTAAATGTTGGGTCAGGAAAGAATTTACGCATAACCATGAGAAGTTTCATGGAGAGTGGATTCATGCGATGGCCGTAGCTGTTACGACTTTACCGAATCGCTGTTTGAGCTTCCAAATAATATTTACAGGAGCTGAGACATATGATACAGATGAACCTAATGTTCATGGAGGAGCAATGTGGGCTAGAATGCCTATAACTGCTTTAATGGGAGACACCGCTGTTGAAGAGTGGCCAGAACCAATGTCTACACATGAAGCCCAACCTTGGGATTGTGCATCACATACACATAGCGTTTATGTTTTGGACAGATGTACACCTGCGCCTTGGCTCGCAAAAATAGATGGTGAATTTCATCCAGCTAAATACTATTTTACTGTTGATTATACTGATTCAGAAGTTGCAGACGATCCAGCTCAACATAAGCAAGCACATGTCTTAGAACTTCTTGGTAACAGTAAATGGACTGGTAACATAGTAGCTTTACCAAACAACCGAGTTAGAGTAAGTCACCCAGCTTGGTTTGAACTAGGAGAGGGTGCTCCTGATTTTAGGCCATCTCAACATACTCACTATAGTAAGTCTGATTTGGATTATACGTTAGACGTTAATCAAGTGTTTGATAACATTTATGCAGAGGAAAAAGAAAATGATGAAAAGTAAAGGCTACTCTAAAGGTGGCAAAAGTAAAGGCTATTCTAAAGGTGGTAAAACCAAAGGCTACTCTAAAGGTGGTAAAATGAAAACTAAAGGCTACGCCAAGGGTGGTGCAGTTAATATGGATTCAGATTTAGTACCTCAACGTAAGCGTATGGCCGCTGGTTATACTATTAAATAATATAATAGGGGAAATGTCATGGCAGCTAAACAAGGTTTGTATGCGAATATCGCAGCTAAACAAAAACGTGTTGCAGCGGGTAAAAAAGATCCAGCTACAGGTAAGCTTGAGAAAATGCGTAAAAAAGGGCAAGTAGGTGCACCGGCCAACCAAGCCTTTAAACAATCAGCTAAAACCGCTAAAAAGCCGACGACTAAATCCAAATGAATGTAGAATCAAAGTTATTGAATCTTATCAAGGCTAATCAAGCAGAGTTCTCGCTTGAAGCCTTGAAAAGACCTCAAGACAGAGATACTTTTGAGTACGGGTATCTTGTTGGAATGGTTGCAGGTTACGAGGCATCCATTAATGTACTTTTAAATTTACTAGACGAGGAACGAAACAATGACGACGACTTATGAGAATGCACTCGCGGAGGCTTTCCCAGCAGTAGATGCTGGTATTCAGCCTTTCGGTAGCCGCATACTGGTTCAAATTCGCACCACTAAAGCTAGGACAGCAGGGGGAATAATCCTTACAGCTGATACTATTGATACTGATAAGTGGAACACTCAGGTAGCTAAAGTTATTGCTGTGGGGCCATTAGCCTTTAAAAACCGCAATACTATGGAAAGCTGGCCAGAGGGTAAATGGTGCAATGAAGGTGATTTCGTTAGGGTAGGTAAATATGGTGGTGATCGATGGGAAGCACCTATTCCTGACGCACCTCATGGTGAAGCAGCAATGTTTGTAATTTTTAATGATCTTGACATTATTGGACGCGTAGATGGTGATCCATTAAAAGTCAGGGCGTTCATCTGATAAAAGGAGATGGGTATGGCTGAACAAGAATTAGTTGAAAATGTAATGATCGAGGACGATGAACAAGATATTGAAGAAGGTATCATAATCGTTGAAGAAGAACCTGAAAAAGTAGAAGAAACTCAAGAAGACGAGCCATTAGTGGCGGAATCTGATGAAGCTGACACTGAACGTGAAGCAATACGTGAACGTAGACGTAAAGAAAAAGTTGATCGTAAAGATAGGCGTGAAACAGCAATAAAACGTGATAAAACTGAATTAGACTTTTTACGAGGTCGTAATGACGATTTAGAGCGTAGATTAACAGCGCAAGAACAGCGGGCTCATCAACAAGAGCTTTCAGGCATTGATGCAGCTATTGCTCAGGCTAATAAAGAAGTTGGTATGGCTGAGAGAGTTATCGCCAAGGCTGTTGAAAACAACAACGGCAATGACGTAACTAAAGCGATGAAATATCGTGATGAAGCTATGAATAAAGCTAATCAACTCTCACAAACAAAGCAAAATACAGCAAATGTTCCTACGCCATCTCTTGATGACCGAACCATGTACTATGCAAAACAATTCATGGAAGATAATCCGTGGTATGACTCTAATGGTCGGGATGAAGACTCTGCAATCGTGATGGCTATTGATCAATCTTTAAGTCGAGATGGTTATAATCCTCAAACTGAGGAATATTGGGACGAGCTAACTGCTCGATCTGCGCGTAGACTGCCAGAGCGTTTTGACGAAGAAGATTATGCACCTACTAAAAAGTCCACTACTCGTAAAGCACGAGGTGGTCCTGCAGTGGGTTCAGGTAAAGAGCATGCGCCTACGTCAACTCGTAAAGAAATATACATTAGCCCCGATAGAAAACAGGCGTTAATAGATGCGGGTGTTTGGGATGACCCAGTATTACGTACTCGTTATGTTAAGCGATACGCTGCGTATGACAAGGCTAATAATTAAGTGGAAAAAATAAAACTTTACTTTAATTCATTTATAAACTATAATCAGCAGTATCGCTGGAAAAAGGAGCGACCATGACAGACGAACGATTAAAGAAATCTGCAGACGAAGGACGAGAGAACCGTGCGATGACAGACCGTGTCATTACAGAAAATCGGGAAGTATCGGAAAGCGAGCGGGTAGAAATGTTCCGTCAGAACTTATTTCAGTCCTCATTACCGGACTTACCAGAACTTCCGGGCTGGCACATGTGCTGGCTTACTACAACTAACTCACGAGATTCAATCCAGATGCGTATTCGCCTCGGGTATGAACCAGTAAAGCCAGCAGATGTACCTGGCTGGGAATATGCCTCACTTAAAACAGGTGACTGGGCAGGTTTCATCGGAGTTAACGAAATGCTAGCGTTTAAGCTACCTATTTCACTTTATGAGAAGTTTATGATGGAAGCCCATCATGACGCTCCTAATAGAGAAGAAGGTAAATTAACTGAAACAGCTGAATTCTTAGCTCAACAGGCTAATGGTGAAGGTAGTAGCATTGTCCAGGGAGATGGTAATAAAGGTCTCGGGGTAGAGCGACAGGGTCAATTTGATCTTGTTTGACGAACAATCTATTTAACCAAAGGAGTTTTAGTATGTCAGCGACTACTGAAGCATTTGGCTTCCGCGCATCTTACCACAATAGTGGTCGAATCACGGCGAAAGCCTACACCATTGCCAGCGGATACGCCCAAAACGTATTCTCAGGCGACCCAGTAAAACTAGTTGATACTGGTGTTATCCAATTAGCTACATCTAACGGCCAACGTGGCGGAACATCTGCAGGTATCCTTAATCTGGGTATTTTTGCGGGCGTCCAATATGATGATGCATTAGGTAGGCCCACTCTATCGCCATTTTGGCCAGCGAGTGCCGCAGCAACAAATATTATCGCTTTCGTTTATGACGATCCAGAAACTATATTTGATGTTGAGTACCCTAACCCAGCAGCTGGAACTACAGTTCAAACAGCAGTTGGTGAAGAGTGCGATTGGACTGTAGCTACACCTGGCGGCTCAACAGCCACTGGTTTGTCCTCTACTTCCTTAACTGCTATCCAAGCTGGAACTGGTCAATACCAGATTACAGGCGTTGCGGGTGGTCCCAATAACTTGATTACAGATGCATTTGTTGTAGTGACTGTTCGTATAAACGAA